ACCTTAGCAACTTTCTTCTTCGTTACTTTCTTTTCAATTTCTTCAGACTTGTCTACCGTCTTTGCTTCAACCATTGGTATCTCCCCAACAAAAAAGCGTGGCAGGGAGTATCCTCCCCACCACTAAAAACCAACCTACCCGTTTGTTTGAACGAATGCGATTCCGACGTTCTTACGATCGTAAACGCGATCCCAAGTAGCTGCGGCAGCGAGTTCAGTGAGAGTAAAACTAATGCCAGCAGCAGGATTCGCATCAACAGCAAATCCAGCAGGGTGAATAATTCCACCACGACGAGCATAAAGGATATCTTCACCACCACCATCGCCACTGTCAGGCTTACGTTCCATTTCACTAGCAACCAACTGACTATTGGCACCAGAGTCAAACGCTCCGGCAGCGAACAATATAGTTGTATAAGTGATCCTTTCAGCTCCAGCGACAGCAGGCATGGAATCATCAACGATAATACGATAGCCTAAATAAGTTGGAATTGAAGTTTCACCACGAGCGTTAGGAATGTATGCGATCAGGTTTTGCTTCTGCAAAGTAGTGTAGACGACAGAGTGCATTGCAATGGCTGCCAATGCTTCCTTATGGTCACCCATAGTTTGAGCAGCATCCAGAACAACTGTGGCGCTAATTCGTTCTGCGTCAGTAATTGCACCAGCGTCATCAGTTGCAACAGAAACCAGCATGTCTTCGCCATCATTATTGACGTTGTCAGCTAGGATACCTAAAGCAGTATTGATGATTCTCTTTTCCTCTTGTGTTGCCCAGTATTGACCAACCATGCTAGTGATAGCAGCAAGGGGATCAGATAAAGCGAGCAGACGAGTCAGGTCCATAGTTGACCAGCTATTGTTCCAAGCGTGGCGTCTATAAACTTGCTTGCCATGGCTGATGTTCTGAGGAGTAGAAAAGGAACCAGCATTATCACTATCGTAATTTGGTTCAGTTGCTGTTGATAATTGATTGTAGTGAGGCATCTCACCAGTGGCACCACCGACAGACGCCATTGCACCGATCTGAGATGAAGCTGACATAATACCAGAAGAAAGAAACCTGTTTAACTCAAGAGCAGCTTGATCCACTGCATGGTTAAAAGGAAGGGGGACGTAGACGTCCGTGAGTTGCGTTGTAGCCATTGCTAAATACCTCTAATCAGATTGTGACGCATTTGCGCCTGTATTTTGTGTTGGGTACTTAGCAACCAACCCCTTGTAAGCTTCGGGATCTGCCTTAGACAGTTGAGCTTGTTCTGTAAGATTCCAAGTATCCTTCCTAAATGGCGTTTCAGCGTCATTAATTGGGTTCTTAGTTCCATTACCATTTGCATTTCCTCCAGCATTATTTGGTGCCAGTATAAAATGCTTTCCTACGTTCTCGCCAGCCCAGTCCTTGACGTACTGACTTAAATCCTTATCTCCTACCATCGCTATGGATGTTCCATTGTTACCGACAATTGAAACATCATGCTGTAAAATACTGATGGCAGCTTCCAATAGGTCTGGATTAACATTAGCAGCCGCGAGGGCTTTATGCAAGCCTCCTGTAACTAATAATCCTTTTACTTGCGATTGTTCTGCTTTTAGCTTGGATTGAAGTTGTCCCATTGCTTCAGAATGCTGCAATTTAGATTGTTCTAACAATTTCTTATAATCGCCCTGCTCCTCGAGTTTGGTAGATCGTAACTTCTCGAGTTCATCTGATGCAGTCAATAAGTCTGCTAAATTTTCTGGAACGTTATCCTTGGCAGTCTTCAACTTGCCAATTAGTTCAGAGTTCTTAGCTAACAGCCCACTGACAGCTTCCTGCACTGAGTTTTCAATTAACTTGTCCAGACCTTGTTGGTCATTTATTTCTTCTAGTTTCATGGTGCACCTAATGCCTCATCTAATGCTTCAAAATTGATGTCAGTATGAGTATCCCTAAGAACTCGTCCCAACGGTTTGCCCTGCCTAAAACTTTTCGCAGCTTGGGGTCCTAAAACCCTATCCTGGTACAAAGGTGATTGATCTCTCATCCAGGTTTCATAAGTTGTATTTCTGACAGTAGTTCCTTTCAAAGGAGAGTGGCTGCCCTTGGATGGGCGTCTAGTTCTGCCACCCCTTAATATATTGCCGTCACTGTCCTTTGTTATTTTAGTTGTCAATCCTTTATCCTTTAACATCGCATCTGACTTTGAAACCACAGCAGGACGAGGTAACATTCCTCGTCGTACAGTAGAAGGACTTTCACCCTTGCCAATCAGGATAATGCTAGATCGACAGTTCCCATGAGCTGGAGGACGTGGCCCTTCATCAATTGGGAATACCTTTCCGTCAGCAGCTTGACAAAATGGGCTAGTTCTGTGATCCAGAGTTGAGTTCCACATGACTCTGTCAGCTTCAGTTCCAGCTGTTTTAAATGACTTCTGTTTTGCTTGGTTGGCAACTTCGTTGGCGCCAGACACGGCAGCAGTATTGACATACCTCAAGGCCTGTTGCTCAATTGGCTTAACTCGTTGACGCAACTGAGCTGGAGTATCGTTTTGAGCTCCAGCAACTAAAACAGCTCCTTTGATTTGTTGAGCTGTCGCCCTGTAAGCATTTATGAACATATCCTTTGCAGTTGTATTCGTTGACGTAAAGGCTCCAGCAGCCATCCAATTGGCTACGTTAGAAGACGACACGGCAGGCCTCACAGCGGCAGGATTGAAATGCAATGCTTGAGCGTGAGCTGAGTTCGCGACTAAGGTACCCATTTTCTGCAAGTCCTTGAGATAACGAGTATAGGCCTCAGGCTGAGCAGTATTTATCAACGTACCAATTTTCCTATTAGTAACAGCTGGAGAAAAACCCCCACGCAAGACCCTGCGAATGTTGATAAACAATTTACCCATTTCCTTTTGAGCTTTATTCGCTATCCCCTGATTCGCTCTCTGTATCGCTATCCACTGCCTCGTCTGTATCTCCGAAGTTCGAGGATCCGCCATCGTTTATTACCTCCGGTAGCTCAGCTGCAATTATTTCTTCCTCATCCTCATAGTTCAGATGGTCAGGAATAATCTCACCCTGTTGTAAATTGTAGAATAATGTTTCTTTCGATATGGCACCAGACTGCCAGCTTGTAACGAGTGCCAGTAAATCTTGAGCCGGTAATGCGTTTGGCATAAAATCAAAGTTTAACTGAACAGCTGAATCATCAAACGCAATGCCAGCCCACTCCAATGTGACATTCCAAATGCGACTTAGCTGCAAATTCAATCTTTTCGTGATTCCAGCCAACACGCTGTTCTCACTTAAGGATCTGATTCCTGCGGCTGTAGCTGTTTCCTGTTTGTTCGTTGTCTCAGGAGCCAGCATCCTTGAGCCCAACTGAGCCATATGACTTTCAATGCTCGTCAGTTCATCCTGGATAGACGTAATGCCAGCACCAGCAAATTCTAACATCCCTACAGTCGCTTGCTCATTACTGATTGCCCAGATTCGTTGAGGACCAATTGACTGTGGAGCTTCTTCAGCATCCACGCCCAACACATAAGGAGTTGGAAGAGCCACATAATGCAAAGCATGGATATGGTCAGCTTTCAATTGGTAATGTTTGATATTGGTGTCAAACAAATCAAGCATTGGAGGCTTGTCAACGACATGCTGTCTGGAGTCAATGCCGTGGAAATAAAAAGGTATATAAGATAACGCCTTGCCGTCTATTTTAGGCAAAAGTTCATCAACTAGACTAGGCTCAGCCTGCTCGTCTACAGACTCATATAGGCGTTGGATATACACACCATTCTCTAATATGAGCTCACGATATTTATAAACTTCAGAATCAGCTGCACTATCCACTCCATCAAAGAGCATCACACGAACTAATTGGTAAACATTATTGACAAAAGCAAATGACCAGTCATATATGTTTTCTGTTGTGTACATCGCCCATTGAGGAGTCAGGTTCAGTGCCTCCGCTTGAGCTCTTGATGTAGCTTCTCCAACAGCTGGATGATCAACCAACGTGCCAACACGTCCAACAATCAAAAGCTCGTTTAGAATATCATAACAATATTCAGATAAAGTTGTGCCTTGGTGATTAATGTCTTCCTCTAAAATAGTTTCAGTTGGTTCCACCATGGGCTGTTTTCGAAACACCAAACCCAACATGCCCTTGACTGTTCTGTCACTCGCATTGAAAAAACGGGTTCGTTCAATATAGTCTTTAAATTGCCTGTCGTCTTGTCTGTCCAAACGTGGCAGATACATGTCTGCTCCAGCGTGGATATAATCCTGACCTTCAATGACGTCCCTACACCTTCGCCACCTTTTAGCAAACGCCAGATAGTCATTATGCTTTTTGATAATTGATTTGCTCACATTCCACCTACTTTCTGATCTATGAAATTATGCCTTACGACTGGCAGCATATAATGGACACAATAACCTCCAGCGTCAACTGGATTGTCAAGGAAGCCATCCTTTTCTGGTTTTCCCGATTGATCATAAACTTGTTGCTCAAGACATTCAGTATAAAAATTACAATTGTCTGTGTTGACAAAATACCGGCCTTTCTCAAATGCGGCGTTCATGGA